CAAAAATTCGCCGCATGAGGTCGGTGACGCCTTCGAGCCACAGCTTGACCGGGGTGTACGTCATAAGGTCCGGGTCGCTCGTCGCCAGGCGGAACCACGGCCGCGCAGGGCTCGTCATGCCCGCCATCATGCCGGCGGCCAAGATACGCAGGGCGCGCGTGCCGGTGGCGTCGATGATGCCGCCGTGCTTCTTGTCACCCCGGTTGCGCTCGCTCGTGGTGAAGCGGCCGGCGCGCGGCAGTAGGTTGGTCGCGATGTCCTTCCAATGTGAATCCCAGCTTGCGCGCTCGTTCCAGAGCGCACCCTTGCGAATGAGGTATTGCTGCCGAGAGGTCAGGTCGAAGGGCATTAGCTACCTAACAGGGTATTCTTGCCGAGGTTGAGCGAAGTGGGGTCAATCCCGCCGGCGCCGGTAAGCAGCGTGCTCGCCGCGCCCGCGCTGGGCCCCATGATCGCGGCCCGCGCGTTCTTCGCGCTATAAGCCGCCACGTCGGGCGCGCGGCTTGCCTGCGGCGCTGCCGATTGCTGGATTTGTGGCGCCCCGCTCCCCGCTGCTTTCTTCGCCGCCTTGGCGGACTGTATCGTGCCGTAGACCGTGGCGGCTGCGCTGATCGCTGCAAATACGGTTGTTGCTGAAATTGCGCCGGACATGGTCTAGTCCTCCGTGATGTTGATTTCGTTGTCGCCGAAGCGCGACATGAGCATCGCCGCCTCGTCGGTGAATTGTTCTTCGCATGCTTCCACTGTCCGCGCATCGGTGCAGAACGCCATCGTGACGTAGGTGTCCTCGTGCGCGATGTACGCCTGCTTACGGCCTGCGCTCGCGGCCAGCACTTGATAGCCCTCGATCAGCACTTCCTCGTCGCCGATGAAGACGGACGCCTTGCCGCAAACCGTGAGCGTGGTCGGGATTTTGATGAGCGCGCTGGTGAGCACGACCCCCTTCGGGATGCAGATGGTGCGCGAATACACCCCGGCGTGCAGGACGTGAAACGTCTTGATACCAACCTGCGGCGCCTGTGACACGACGGCCTCAAGCTCTCGCACCTTGGCGATCGCCGCAGGCGGGGACGGCGGTAGCGTCTTAAGCAGCGCCGGCAGCACTGGTGAAGCTCCGAAAGAAAACGCTGTTCGACTGCTGGTAGGCGCCATGCAGCCCGAGCACAGCTTCCAGCCTGCCACCGTGCGGTGCGCTGACCAGTAGCCCCTCGGCTTGCTGCGCTTGCGCCAGCCTCTCGGCGGCGTGCAGCAAATCTAAGCCCGCGCCCGCCTTGCGGTAGCACTGGCGGACAAAGTAGGACTCGCTTACCGCGAGCCTAATGTTGTAATGGGGGTTGAGGGAAACCAGCACGAACATGAAGCCGGCCAGGCGCTCGCCGTCAAGCGCCGCCAGCGCGAAAAGCACGCCGACGTTTTCGAGTTGCTGGTAGATGCTGCGCACCGGGCGCGCTGGCAAGCCGTGCGTGGCGGCTTCGGCGGCGTACTCGTCGAAGACCAGCGACACGTCAGGGTGATCGAACACATCGCTTAAAGTACAGTACCAGATTTCCACACGCGAACCTTTCCAGAGGGCTATGCGTGGGGATCGTATTCGCGCGGGTCTCCATTAAGCGCACCCTGCCCGGGCAACGCGCTGCGGTTCTTCGGCTGGACCGGGAAGGCGAAGGACAGCGCCAGCGCGTCCGCCCGGTTCGGGCTTGCCAGCCCTCGGTGCTTCATGTCCTTCTTGCTTTCGAGCTGTATCTTGCCGTCGACCCGGCCGACGGTCTCCGGCCCGATCAGGTCGTTGTAGAGCACTTGGTCTCCGGGGATCGAACCCCCTGCTTTCAGCCAATCCCGTACCTGTTTCCACAGATACGCGCGCAGGTTGAGGCAGCCTGGGTCAGGCGATTCGGCGGCGAACCAGACCAGGTGCCAGGTGCGGCCCATCGAACGGCCCGCGCTCACGATGCCGGTGCCGTAACCCGCATCGATGAAGACCGCGTCGGCCTGGTGTTCGTCCTCCAAGTCGGCCAGCAGCTTCGCGACGACCAAGTCGTTGTCGTTCTTGGCGATGGTGCGCAGCACCTCGAACTTGAGACCTTGGCGCATGCCGATAACCAGTTCGTCGTCGCCCTCCCAAGCGGGGTCGCAGGTGATGACCTTCGCGTGCCACTTGTATTGCTCCGGCCGTAGATGGCGTTCGAAGGCGGCGTCGACATCGGTCACGCCGATGAACTGCCGCGCCGACATCGAGGGGAACATACCCCGCACCCGCACCTTGACGAAGTCCGAGTCGAGCCCGTAGTCGTCGACCCACTGTTGCAGCATGTCCTTGTTGGTGATCTGTACGCTACGGCTGTCGATCTGGCGCGTGCCCCAGCGGTGGCGCATGCGCTTGAAGCATTGCGCGAACCATCCCGTGTTTCGGGTCGGGTTGCCGAAGGCGAACTTCATCGGCTCGCCGTCGGTCAGGCCGCCCTCGCTGACCTCGTCGATCTTGTCGGGGACCGCGCTCGCTTCGTCGAAGATGTAGAAACTGGTGGAATTGGCGGCGTGCTGGCCGGCGAAGCTTTCGCTGTTCTCTTCGCGGCAGGTTTGCGCGGTGCAAAACCAGCTTTCGGGGTGCTGCTTATGCGTCATTTTCATCGAGCCCTTGCCCGTGGTCACGTCGAACCAGTGGCCGGTGATGCTCTTCTTCGTCCATTTGGCGATCTCGGCCCAGGTCTTCGACTCAAGCTGGGGGACGGTGTTCGCGGTGACGGTGCCGCGGCAGTAGGGGCGCGTCGACATGATCCAGTCAACCAACCACGCCACCAGCGCGGACTTGCCGATGCCGTGCCCGGAAGCGATCGCCTCGCGGATGGGCTCGACGGCGTTGATTCCGTCGAACCCGCGCGCCTTGATCTTTTCGCCAAGCTCAGACAGGAATTCGCAGGCCCAGGCGTCGGGGCCGTATTCGCTGGCGTAAATCAGGCACCAAGGCTCGGCCAGCTTCACGACGCGCAGGCTCGGGTCGTTGTCCCACTCGTAGGCGAAGAGCACGAAACCCAGCGGGTCGGCGTAGTACCGGGCAACTTCATCCGCCAGCCGCAGGTCGTAGTCAGCTACCGCCAGCACGCTCCCGCCCGCGAATCAAGCGCTCAATCAGCGCGTCGGAAGCCTCGATCTCGACCTTGTCCTTGAGCATGCCGAGGTGCCGCATCAAGCGCTCAAGGTGCGCGCCGCGGTCGGCAAACTTCGCTTTGATCGTATTGCCGACGTGCGCGCGGTCCTCCCCCTTCCCGACGAATTCCTCGTAGACATCCACCCCGATTAACGCCTTGCGCACATTTTCCGGCATGTCATGGATCGGTTTGAGGGCGTTGGTTTGAGGGTCGTAGGCGTGCGCAGGATCGAAGAAGGCGAGCCCGGCCAGCTCGGCGAGTATCTGCTCGGCGGTGATGTTCGCGGCCTTCTTGCGCGCTTCCAGCAGCTCGTCGATCAGTTCCTTAACCTCGGGCTCGGCCAGCATGCGACACGCTTCGCTGCGTGCACTGCCCGCGGGTATGCCAATACGCCGCGCGGCAGCGGCGCCACACAGGTCTTTTGTGTACTCGTAGGCGAAAAGCTCGCGTCGGTGGTCGAGGGTCATGCGCGGAAGTTACCCTTGATCGCCCGGCACATGCGCACCCCGCACGAAATGGTCGGGCGATTGCGCCCGCCGCCGGCCCTTGAGGATGTCCCGGATCGTGCGCTTGCTCACCTCGAACTTCGCGGCCAGCCGCTTATAGCCCCAGCCGATTTCCCGCAATTCGAAAATCATGTCGACCTCGTGGTTGGTCAACACGGCGCGCGGATGGTCCTCCCCGATACGGCGGCCCTTCTCGTTTACGGCGACAAGTTTCGGCATGTTCACCCCCCGCTTGTAATTTTCTGTAAGCAGAAATTTGCTTGTAGAACTTTGCAAGTTCGCAACGCCAACGCCGTGCAACGTGCAACGTCCCCTAAAGGGTGACGTTGCGTTGCGTTGCAGGATTGCCCTGCAACACGTTGCAACTCGTTGCAAGTCGTAGCACG